GACGCGGCTGCATTTGACTGGACACCACCAGATGAGTCAACCGCCTACAAGTGGGTATGCGACAGCTGGAGCAAGTCCATCCCGTACACCGGCAGGGCAATAATTAACGCCACCTTCCGCCAAGTGTTCGAGCCCTGATGGCCTACACAGCCTGGCAAGCCAGCACGAGCTACGCGGTCGGCGCCATTGTCCGCGCCACAACCACACAGGCCAGCGGACTGGTATTCCGTTGCACGGTTGCTGGCACCAGCGCCAGCACGCAACCAGCATGGCCGACGGACATCGGCAGCACCATTGTTGATGGCGGCGTTACGTGGGCAGCGATCAGCAGCGTCTACGAAGAGCTGGCTGTCCTGGGTCCAAACGCGATTATCGAGCTGTTTGAGCTGCAGCTTGACACCACGCTGCACGGCGCCAATACCACCTACTACTGGCACAACGGCGTGAATGCAGCCGTCACCGGCAACATCGTGTTTGCCGGCAACACCTACGTCAGGCTTCCAGTTGAGGCGACGGGCTTTGACTACACCAGCTCGGGCAGCTTGCCGCGCCCGACGCTGCGAATCAGCAATCTGTTCAGCGACATGACCACGCTGCTGCTGCTGGTCAACGCAACCACGCCTGGTAACGACCTGGGCAGCGCCACGGTGCGGCGGATCCGTACCCTGAAGAAGTTCCTCGATGGCGAGGCTGCGGCCGACCCGAATGCCCGCTTCCCCACGGAGATCTGGTACGTCGATCGCAAGTCCAACGAGAACCGCGATCTAGTCGAGTTCGAGCTGGCCAGTAAGTTCGACCTGGCCGGCGTCATGCTGCCCCAGCGGCAGATCATCGCCAACGTCTGCCAGTGGAAATACCGTGGCGCTGAGTGCGGATACACCGGCAGTAACTACTGGAACAGCAACGATCAGCCCGTTGGCACACTGGCGGCTGACGTGTGCGGCAAACGAGTCGAGAGCTGCAAGCTGCGGTTTGGCGCAACGGCCGAGCTGCCGTTCGGCAGTTTCCCAGGGGCTGGCCTGACCCAGTGATGAGGCTGACCGACACACTCAAGGCTGACATCCTGGCGCACGCGCAGGTCGAGGATCCCCGCGAGTGCTGCGGCCTGATCCATGTCGTCAAAGGCCGGCGCCGGTACTACCCGTGCCGCAACATCGCCGCCACACCAGACGAGCACTTCATCCTTGACCCGGCGGACTATGCAGCAGCCGAGGATCTGGGCGAGATCGTGGCCGTGGTGCATAGCCATCCGGTGACGCAGCCAGTCCCATCAGCAGCGGATCAGATCGGCTGCAACAGCAGCGCCCTGCCGTGGGTGATCGTCAACCCCAAGACTGAGGCATGGGGCGGTTGCGAGCCTGCAGCGTTTGAGCTGCCATACGTCGGCCGTGAGTTTGTGTTTGGCGTGGTTGATTGCTACTCGCTGGTGCGGGACTGGTACAGCCGCGAGTGGGGCTTGACGCTGGCGGACTTCGATCGGCGTGATCGGTTCTGGGAACGGGGCGAGAACCTATACCTAGACAGCTACCGCTCGCAGGGCTTCAGACAGGTGCCGTTCGAGGAACTGCAGCATGGCGACGCGATTCTGATGCAACTGTTCTCAGGGCTGCCCAACCACGCGGCGATCTACTTGGGCGATCAGCAGATCTTGCATCATGTGCAGGGGCGATTGAGTAGCCGCGACGTGTATGGCGGTTACTATGTCAAGAGCACTGCCATGGTCCTGCGGCATGAAAGTCGTTAAGGTCTACGGCGCACTCCGAAAGCGACTCGGCCAGTGCCGGTTCGAGTTTGAAGTGGATACGCCCGCGCAGGCGATCAAGGCGCTGTGCGTCAACTTTCCTGGCCTGGACAAGTGGCTCATCGACTCTGAGCAGACCGGAATGGGCTTCCGCGTCACGGTTGGCAAGGAGCGCATCACACAAGAGGATGCCAGCGTTGCAGTGCTGCCCTGGTCTGAGCGGGACGTGTTCAGCATTGCGCCGGTGGTGGCTGGTGCTGGGCAGGGCTTCGGACAGATTATGGCTGGGATTGGCTTGGTGGCCTTGGCGATCCTTGCTCCGGGCATTGGCGGCGGCGTGGCTGCAACCATTTTCGGAACCCAGTTCTCTGCCATCTCCTTGGCTATCGGCGGCATTGGTGCCAATTTGCTTTTGGGAGGCGTGGCAAACATGCTGTCCCCGCAGCCGGACATCTCAGCACTACAACGCGGCAAGGAAGCCGCCCGTCTGGAGTCGTTCACGTTCAGCGGCATCGTCAACACCAGCCAGCAGGGTATGCCGGTTCCGATCGTTTATGGCCGCGCATTTGTTGGTTCGGCTGTCCTGTCCAGCGGCCTTGACGTGGCGCAACTGAAATGATCGAAGACCTGCTATTGGTTCAAGGTGCTGGCGGGGGCGGGGGCGGCGGCGGTGGCGGCGGCAAGGGCGGCGGCGGTGGCGGCACAACCCACGTCCCCTCAGAGGCTGACGACAGCCTGCAGTCGGTCCAATACGCCAGCGTCCTCGACCTAATCAGCGAAGGCGAGATCGACGGCATCGAGAACGGCGTGCAGGGCATCTACCTGGATGGGACGCCCGTTCAGAGCAGCAGCGGGATCGACAACTTCACGGGTTACAGCGTCGTCACCCGCACTGGCACGCAAGCTCAGAGCTACATCCCCAACACCAACGGGATCGAGTCAGAGCAGGCCGTCAACGTCGAGATCACCGCTGCTGCATCCGTCACCCGGCAGATCACGGACTCAGATGTGGATCGCGCCCGTATCACGGTGCAGGTGCCAGCGCTGCAGATCATCGAGGATGACGGCGACATCATCGGCCACAGCGTCACCATCCGCTGCAGAGTGCAGTACAACGGCGGTGGCTACACAACCGTCTTCGAGGACACAATCAGCGGCAAGACAACCAACGCCTACCAGCGCGATTACATCATCAGCCTGAGCGGGGCGTTCCCGGTTGACATCAGGCTGGAGCGCGTCAGCGCCGATGAGACCAGCGCCCGGCGGCAGAACCGCACGTTCTGGTTCAGTTACACCGAGATCATCGACGAGAAGTTCAGGTATCCAAACAGCGCACTGGCGTTCCTGCGTTTTGACAGCCGCCAGTTCAAAGGCATCCCAGCCCGCAAGTATCTGGTGCGTGGCATCAAGGTGCAATTGCCCAGCAACGCCACGGTTGACACGACTACCTACCTCGGCCGCGTCACCTACAGCGGCGTCTGGGATGGCACCTTTGGCGCTGCTACCTGGACCAACGACCCGGCCTGGTGCCTGTGGGACCTGCTGACCAACACCCGCTACGGCGCCAGCATCCCGGCCAGCAGCCTAGATCGCTACGACTTCTACGCGATCAGCCAGTACTGCAACGCGCTGGTGAGCAACGGACGCGGCGGGCAGGAGCCTCGGTTCAGTTGCAACATGCTGATCAACAGCAGGGATGAGGTTTATAACGTCATCCAAGAGTTCGTCGCGCTGTTCCGTGGCATTGCCTACTACGGCGCCGGCGCGATGGTGGTGCTGCAGGACAAGCCATCGGATCCGCAGTATCTGCTGACCCCGGCCAACGTGGTTGATGGGTTGTTCAATTACAGCGGCTCATCGCAGAAGGCACGACACACCACAGCAACGGTCGCTTACCAGGATTACGACAACCTGGGCGAGGTGTCCTACGAGTACGTCGAGAATGCGTCAGCCGTTGCCAAGTACGGCATCATCAACAAGGACATCAAGGCGGTCGGCTGCTACTCGCAAGGGCAGGCGCACCGTGCTGGTAAGTGGGCGCTGCTGTCCGAGCAGAGCCTGACCGAGACCGTCACCTTCTCAGTCTCGATTGACTCGGGCATCGTGCTGCGGCCTGGCATGGTGATCGACGTGGCCGATCCGGTCAAAGCTGGCAGCAGGCGCGGCGGTCGTATCGCAGCAGCAACAACCACAACAGTCACCTTGGATGACGCCACCGGCATCACGCTCGGCACCTCGCCCACGATCAGCGTCTTGTTGCCCACTGGCCTGGCTGAGACCCGCACCATCAGCAGCCTGGTTGCTGGCGTGGTCACGGTCACGAGCGCGTTCAGCGAGGCGCCCAACCCCGAAAGCATCTGGATCATCCAAGACACCGGCCTGCGCACTCAGCAGTTCCGCGTCGTCAGCGTTGCCGAGGCCGAGGACGGCATCTACGGCGTGACAGCGCTGGCGTACAACAGCAGCATCTACGCCGCCATCGAGTCCGACATCAAGCTGCAGACGCGGGACGTCTCCAACCTGTCAGCTCTGCCGCAGTCGCCCACCGGCCTGACCGGCACCGAGCACCTGTACACCGACGGCCAGAACGTCCGCACGGCATTTGAGCTGAGCTGGGTGCCGCCGACCCAACTGGTGCAGTCCTACCGGGTGATTTACCGGCTGAACAACAACAACTGGTCGCAGATCGAGACCAACAGCCCCAGCACCCGCATCAACGGCCTTGACGAGGGCACGCTGCAGGTCCGGGTGCAGTCGATCAACAGCCTCGGCGGCGTCAGCACTCCAGCCACAGCCACCTTCAATCTGGTCGGCAAGACCGCACCGCCGGGCAACGTTCAGAACCTGACCATCGAGCCGATCAGCGCCAACAGCGCCCGCTTGCGGTGGGATGCCACGGTTGACCTGGACGTCCGCGTTGCTGGTCGTGTCCACATCCGCCATACCAACCTGACCGATGGCACCGGCACCTGGAGCAACAGCGTTGACCTGATTCCTGCGGTCGCTGGCTACAACACCGAGGCCATCGTGCCACTGGTCGAAGGCGAGATCCTAGTCAAGTTTGAGGATGACGGAGGCCGGCAAAGCCCGACTGAGGCCAGCGTGATCGTGGACTTCCCGGATGCGCTCGGCAATCTGCTGGTGCAAAGCCGCCGCGAGGATGCAGATGCGCCGCCGTATCAGGGCAGCAAGACTGACGTCTTCTACAGCGATGAGTTCGATGCGCTGGTGCTCGACGGTGATGCGCTGCTGGATTCCATCGCTGACTTTGACTTGATCAGCAGCATGGATTACCTGGGTGCCGTGCAGTCTTCCGGGACCTATGAGTTTGCCAACACGCTCGACCTTGGCGCGTCCTATGCCCTTGACCTAAGCCGGTTCTTTGTGACGGCCGGCTTCTACCCGAACGATCTGGTGGACAGCCGCACAGGTGAGGTTGACTCTTGGTCGGACTGGGATGGCTCTGTTGTGGACAAGGTGAACAGCAAGCTGTACCTGCGCCGCACCAACGACGATCCGGCTGGCACACCGACTTGGACAGGCTGGCAGGAGTTCGTCAATGGCACATTCCTGGGTCGCGGCTTCCAATTCAAGGCAGAGCTGATCAGCAACGACCCATCGCAGAACATCCTGATCGACCAGCTCGGTTACGAGGCCACCTTTCAACGCAGGACTGAGCAGTCGGTCGGGGCGGTCAGCAGCGGCGCTGGCACGAAGTCAATCACGTTTGACAAAGCGTTCTTCACCGGCA